CCAATCTTGAAGAGGTTTTCAATCAAGCAAATTTTGCTCTAGACGAAGGTGAAAAATTTTTAAGACACACTAATCGTTTATCTAATGTTGAAAAGCCACAAGGCCCAACTGAAACTGCAAACAGTATCGCTGATTTTCCACATTTTGATGATGTAATGAGTCTTGGCCGTGTTCTTCTCTATATTTGTTATCAAACTGATGGCATTATGAATACTGCACCAATTATTGGTTCAATGACAAGTTTGTTTACCGATCAAGAATTAGGAACATATAATACAACTATTGCACCATATCCTGGTTTAATTGCAAATAGCATTACTATAGAATCTGTAATGTCCGGTGAAAGTCAAGTTGCCGTTTACACTTCAAATTTGTCTTCGAACGTAATAACTACGATTACAGATACAATAAAAGGTTTAAAAATTCTTTTTGAAACACGAAGAACACACGATGAGAATTTTTGGATAAAAAGCCAAGCCGTAATTGATGAGTTTGAAGGTTTTGATAGTCTGAATAATGGCGGTGAGTTTCAGAATTTTATGGTTAATAATTTTGTTGGTACGGAAAAACTCTTACAAAGTGCCAACACACCAGACAATCCCAAACCATTTGAAGAACAAGTGATTGTTTCGCCAAATGGTTTCGTAACTGTTTACAACAAAAAAACTGGTAAAGTTATTTCGAGTGATGAAGACTTGGAAAATATTGTTTTGAATGCCGAACCAACTGACACTCTAATACAAACCGTGTTTGACCAGGGCACGCCACCAACGGCTAATGATGTAACTCCTGGAGAATCTACTTCACCAATACTTACATTGGATGAATATATTGAAAAATATAATTTAGAAACATTAACTGTTACAGTTGGAGATAGCACACTCAATGTTAATACTGGCGCCATTATTTTCAACACACTTAATGGTGTTTGGTCTGGCACAAGAATTATACAAGTCACCAATATTTCTGATAATGTGTACTACTACTCCAATGCAGAATCAGTTTCTAACTTCTTGAATTCAGAAGTTGATGTGATTGTTGACGATTCCACAAAACGATTGGGTATTAAGTCTGTTACAATTGCTAACACTGGCACCGGTTATTCCAATGGCGTTGTTGTAATCACCGGCGGCGGCACAGATAACATTGCTGCCACAATTCGTGCCAATGTTAATTCAATTACTGGCGCTATCACTACAGTTAATATTACTTCTCGTGGTGCTTATACTTCAGTGCCAACTCTTAATGTACAGGCACTTGGAGGTTCCAGTGCAAGTTTAATTGCGGTACTTGATGATCCAACAAACTCCATATCCAATGGAGAATCGTTTAATGTTTCTGTTCAATTTAGAAGTCTCACAACAGGAAATACGGTTGATTATGGATTGATTACGATTAATCCTGGCATTGAGATTCGTGTTAAGGGTTACAGTAACGTGTCGACTGCCGGTATATTGTTACCTGGTGATATATCACAAAATGTTGGCAATTCTACAAATAGGCCAATGATTAATGAGTTTAATGGTCCGTATGCAATTGTGGATCCTGCAGCAACCGGCACAGAAAAATGGACATTTAGAAACCTAAGTGCCAACTCACTCAATATTGTAAGTGTTATTGAAACAACCAACTCTTTGAGTACAAACAGCAATACTCATATGAATGTTCAGTTGTATCAGGCCAGCACACCAAATGTAATAAATGTGAATGATTCGGTGTTGTGGTATGCTAATGTTAAACCTCTGGTTGAATTCCCAAATGTTTCTACCTTCTTGGTAACAACAGAAGACGGACAACAAAGAACCATCACAATTGGTATTGATCGTGGCCTTGTTGATGATTCAAATCTGTATAATGAAATTGTGAACAGTAATCCTGACATTATTGTAACAAACTCGCCATTCGATATTCGTGTATTTGGTGCCAAGCCAAATACCGCTTACACTTACTCTGGACCTAATATTTCTGGAACAGGATTTGTTTTGCCAAATGGTTATTCATTGATTGCGAATACTACAATCACAAATACAGGATCTTACACCTATACAATTAACTTTGACGGAACCAACCATAGAAGAACATTGACCAAAGTCATCACCTCCTAAACTGGCATAAATAGACGATGGCAACAATCAGAACAAATATAGCTCGTCAATTTAAAGACCTGGATCTAAATTTTACGATTCATCCTTTGAAAAAGGATATTAACAAAAATTTAGACCAAGTTGCCGTGATAAATGCAATTAAAAACTTGGTTTTAACAAGCCACTATGAAAAACCATTTAATCCAGACTACGGATCAAATGTAAGAAAACTTTTGTTTGAAACTGTTGATATTGTTACGGCCTCAGCAATTGAAAGAGAAATACAACAAACAATACAAAACTATGAGCCGAGAGTGAATTTGATAAGTGTTTCGGTGATTCCAAATGTTGACAATAATGCTTTTAGTGTGCAAATGTATTTTTACATAGTAAATCAAACAAATCCAGTTACAGTAAGCTTTTTACTAGAGAGAACACGATAAATGGCAACAAATCGTTTAACGGTCACCGACCTAGATTTTGATACGATTAAAACGAACCTGAAGAACTATTTAAAATCTCAGTCTGAATTTACCGACTATGATTTTGAAGCTTCTGGTTTGAATGTTCTTCTGGATGTTCTTGCATATAATACACATTACAATGCTTACTACTTAAATATGGTTGCCAATGAGGCATTCATGGATACTGCTGTTCTTCGTAGCTCTGTGGTGTCTCATGCTAAGAGTTTAGGTTATGTGCCACAGTCTACAACTGCGCCCCGTGCTATTATTGACTTGACCATTCCAACTGGTTCTAACACGGCAGACTCACTAACTCTTCCAAGAGGCTTTAATTTTAGAACTAATCTTTTAGACAATTCAACTTACAACTATACACTTTTAACCGACACAACTGTAGATAAAGTTGGATCTGATTTTGTTTTTAGAAATTTAAGCATTTATGAGGGTGAATTAATTAGTTACAATTACACTTATAATTCGGCTACAAATCCAAAAGCTATTTTTCCAATTCCTGATGCTAATGTAGACACAACTTCAATTGTTGTTACAGTTCAAGTTTCGTCAAGTAATTTGTCATCTGCTACTTATAGTTTAGCTACGGATGTTTTAGATGTAACATCTAGTTCTGAAGTCTATTTCTTACAAGAAGGACAAGATGGCAAGTATGAAATTTATTTTGGAGACGCTTTCGTTGGTAAAAAGTTAACTGATGGAAATATTGTTAACATGAGTTATTTGGTGACTTCGGGATCGGCTTCAAATAAATCAAATAATTTTGTTACAACTTCTTCGGTTTCTCCGTACACCGTATATAACATAACGCCAGTTCAACAATCAGCTGGAGGTGCTGAACGAGAATCTGTTGATAGTGTTAAATTAAATTCCACTTTACAATTTGCCACACAGAACAGATTAGTTACAACAAAAGATTATGAAAGTTACATCAAAAAAACTTATGGTGCTGTTGATTCTGTTTCAGTTTGGGGTGGCCAAGAAGAAATTCCTCCAGTTTATGGTAAAGTTTTTATTTCAATTAAACCAAAAACAAATTATTTTTTAACTGATGCTGAAAAAACACGAATTATAGAAGAGATTGTAAAGCCAAAATCAATTGTTGCTGTCAGTGCAGAAATACGTGATCCAGAATATTTGTATTTAAAATTGGCAAACAAAATTTTGCTTGATCGCAAAAAGACCTCTCTAAGTGACGAACAACTTAAAAATTTAATTCGTTCTGCCGTTTTTTCTTATTCTGATTTAAATTTGAATAAGTTTGATTCCACATTTGTTCTTTCTAAAGCACAAGATAGTATAGATGGTGTAGATTTAAATTCGATTGTTGGTTCAGAAACCACATTGAGACTTGAGAAAAGATTTACGCCGGATTTGAACAATAGTAAAACATACAGCATTAAATACAATGCTAAATTGCATCGTGGTACAATTTTAAACCGACTAACTTCTTCAGAATTTACTGTTAATGATTCTTTGGGCACTTTAAGAACTGCTATTATTGAAGAAGTGCCAGAGTCTTATACCGGCCTTTCGAGAATAGATGTTACTGATGCTGGTTTTGGTTACACTTCGCCGCCCACAGTTACGATTACAGGTGATGGTACTGGAGCTACGGCTGTCGCTACAATCGTTAATGGTAGAGTAACTGCTGTCACAATTACAAATCGAGGTATAAATTATAGTAGAGCGGTTGTGTCTTTTTCTGGCGGTGATGGTTATGGCGCAACTGCAATTGCTGTGTTAGATGGTCGTTTTGGTACTCTAAGAACGGTTTATTTTAATGAATTGTCGGAAAGACAAATAATTAATTCTAACGCTGGCACAATCGATTACGATACTGGTGAAGTTACGATTACCAATTTAAGAGTTTTATCTGTTTTAACTTCAGATGGCGACATAAGAGTTGATATTGAATCTGAGGATGGTATTATTTCGTCTATACGAAACACAATTATAACAATTGATCAAACAGATTCAACTGTTGTAACTACTGAAATAACTGCTGTATAAGATGGATAAAAAAACTTCAATTTTAATCAACGGACAACTACCTGAATTTGTTCGTGATGAATATCCGCTTTTTGGTACTTTTTTGGAAGCTTACTATGAATTTTTGGAAAATAAACAAGGTACCAACAAGAACGATTTAACTTTTCAAGCTAAAAAGCTAAAGACCATTACGGATGTCGATCAATCTATCGATGAGTTTGAAGAATATTTTCTTAATACTTACGCTTCTTTAGTTCCTGTTGAAGCGCAAGGAAACAAAGATTTACTAATCAAAAATATATTGCCACTATATCAGGCTAAAGGTTCTGAAAGTTCTTTTAAATTACTATTTCGTTTTTTATTTGCTGAAGAACCAACTATTTTTTATCCAAAAGACAGTATTCTTCGTGCATCTTCTGGCGAATGGAAGATTGATAACTCAATTAAAGTCTCAACCGACATTTCTTCTTTTTATACTGCTGATGGTAATACAAAACAGTTCGTAACTATTTCACAATTACCATCTGCAAATGTGGATGTGTATCTTAATGGCACATTAACAACCACAGGATTTAAAGTATTAAAAGAATACAATTTAATTGAATTTGATTCAAATTTGGCGGCAAACACCAAACTTGAAATTTTTTATGATTCTGTTGACAGAAATATTTTTAATAATAGAAAAATAACTGGAGTAACATCTGGCGCAACAACAGTTGTAGAAAAAGTATTTCGTAGATTTTTAAATAATTTTGAAATATTTGAGTTGTTTGTAGACAATAAAACTACAGAAGGTGAATTTGAAGTTGCTGAAAATTTAGAGACAGCTGTTTTTGTTGGAGAAACACTTGTCGATGTTAGAATGCGAAGTGTTTCTGAAATAAAAGAAATTACAATTGTAAACTCTGGTTCAAATTATAACATTGGTGATCCAGTCATTATAACCGCACCTCGATCTTTAAGAACTCCTCAAGCTGTAGTGTCGAGTGTATCAAAAGGTGTCATTGACTCTATAACAATTTTAAATGGCGGCGCTGGTTTTAAAATAAATGCGCCAATTAGTGCTGATGGCTTTGGTAAGCCATTTGTTGACATAGATGTTATTTCTGTTACAACAACTTCAGCAAACTCTGCAAACACTTTTAGAATTTTTTCTGATGTTATATCAGACATTGATCCAGCTAACACTTATATAAATGCTGCATCTTATGGACTGAGTGGGCTTTATTCTGGCAATTCAAATAGTGTAATACGACATACCTTTTCTAATACTGCTTATACAAACATTGGAGAAGTCATTGGCGTTCAAATCAACTCAGTTCAAGTTAACTTCTCTTCAATTCCATCTTTCGATGTTGAGTCTGCAAATTTGGTGATTGCAAACATTGGTTCAACACTAAGCAACACAACCGTTTACATTAAAAGTTTTGGTTCTTTAGGCAAAACAGCTATTCATAATGGCGGTTCAGGTTATAGTAT